ATGCCATTTCATCCAAAATTTACTATTTCGTTGTCTATTGCGTCTGCGCTCACAGCAACTGAACGAACCCGAGGATTTTTAGAAGCAGCTCAACTCTCGAAAGACTGGATAGCTAAAATGCAGGCGCGTGCTCTAATTTTAGAAGCACATCATACGACCCATATAGAAGGTACACATTTAAGCCTTGACCAATCCGAAAGGCTAATAGCCGGTGAAAAAATGTCTGGTGTCGACTCTGAGGATGTCAAAGAACTTCTAAACTATAAAAAAGCTTTCGATTTCGTGGCAGATTATGTCTTTTCACAGGGATTTATAACAGAAGGTCTTATTAGAGAGATCCATAGGCGGCTTGTCGAAGATGTAAGAGGGAATAGTGCTCAACCTGGGCAATATAGAGTCATTCAAAATTATGTAGCTAATTCTAAAACAAAAGAAATTATCTATACACCACCGGCTGCTTATGAAGTGCCAATTTTTATGGCTGAATTGGTGGACTGGTTACAAAATGAAAAAACCATTCCTCCAGTACTTTTAGCGGGAATTGCTCAATTTCAACTTGTTCATATACATCCATTTTTAGACGGAAATGGTCGAACAGCTCGACTATTATCGACATTATGTCTCTATCGATCAGGTTATGATTTTAAAAAACTTTTTACTATTAGCGAATACTATGACCGAAACCGACAAGACTATTATCACGCCATTCAATCCGTCAGAAACAACAACATGGATATGACTTGTTGGCTTGAATATTTTTCTCGTGCTTTAGAAACGCAAATGCATGAAATCCAGCTTAAAGGATCCCATGCAATGAAATTGGATGTTTTAGTGCTGGAATACAAACTTTCAGAACGACAAAAACAGGCTTTAGACTATTTGCTTGGAAGGAAAGAAGACTTTTCAATTCAGGATTATGAGTTGCTTTGCCCGGGAATCAATAGAAGATCTTTGCAGCGAGACCTTTCTGATTTAATAGAAAAAGGCCTCATTTCTCAAAATGGTATTAAAAAAGCGGCTCGCTACAAAGTAAATCCTGTAAATTAATTTTTTACGACATTTTTACGACACTCTTTACGACAAAAATAAATGAAAAGTGTCGCTATTCTAATTTTTGTGGGGAAAAGCAAGATAGATAAATTAATCCACAAATCGACATTTGCAGATTTACGGATTGATTTTTATATATCAAAACTGATCCACAAATCTGCAAATGTCAATTTGCGGCCACTTTTTGGAATTAAGCAAGGCATCAGATAACTCGTCAAACCGGCGGATGAAACACAAAACAATGTTTCATCCGCCGGTTTTAGAGATATAAACATGGCGGAACACGCAAAATTTTGCTTTTGAATTACGAAACAGCTATTTCACGAATTCTCAACTATTATTTTTTTGTACAACTATGATAAGCTGATTTTTAGAAAAGCTCTCCTCATTTTTAGAGGTCCGCTGAAATCAAGAACTCATCGACCCAAAGACGGCGGATTTTCTCGCTGTTACCACCAAGTACCCATCTTCCCAAAGTATTATTTTGATCTCTAACTCTTGGGAGTATATGGTTACGTATAATTTTGAGAAAAAATCCGCTGAAGAACAGAGCCGCGTCCCTCATAATGATGGATTTGTCAAAACTGATGGATGGATAAATGTCCTGACAGGGCTTGGCATGCGAGGACGCGATAAAAACGTCAATGCGCACTTTCGGATGGAGAAAATATTCGAACAAGCCGAATTGGATCAACTTTACAGATCTGATGGCGTCACCCGCCGAATCATGGATATTGTGCCATCCGAAATGATCAGGCAAGGATGGGAAATCGAGGGCGATTCAGACCAAGACATTAATCTAAAAATGGAGTCCATCAAAGCTAACTTTAATTTGATCACTCTGCTTCGATGGGCCAGATTGTATGGGGGCGCTCTTTGCGTCATGGGAATTGCCGATGGGCTACCTCTTGAAGAACCTGTCGATGAGCGAAATATCAGGGATATAAAATGGCTTCATGTGTTTGATCGCTATCAATCTTTCAGCAGAGATGGAACTTTCGAAAAGGATCTGAATAGCCCCAATTATGGCTATCCAAATGTCTATACTGTTAACGACACCCGCACTGGAGCGCTATTCTATGTACACCATTCCAGAATTCTACGTGTAGACTGGTCGATTTTGCCTCCAAGGCAGCAAAATTTCAATAACGGTTGGGGCGATCCCCTTATTCAATCAATCTATGATGAACTTCGTAACTATTCCACGGCCTTTGCTAATGCAGGGCTTATCATGCAAGATTTTGTCAATTACACTCTATCTATCCCTAATCTCGCAGAATTAATCGCTTCTCAATGCGCTGACAATCAAGTCATGAAGCGTCTTGACATACTCAATTTAACCAAAGGAGCAACCAATACGATGATATTGGATGCAGAGGAGAAATATGAAAAAGCCTCAACAAATATCTCAGGCATCCCTGAGCTTCTCGATCGTTTTATGCTGGCTCTATCTGCGGTCTCTGGCATTCCAGTATCCCTCCTCTTCGGAAGAAGCGCCGCTGGCATGAATTCCACTGGAGATAACGATGTCAGAAATTTTTACGACATGGTCAAGCAGGAGCAAGAATCCAAGCTTAAGCCAGTCCTTGAAAAGCTCACTCGCTACATCATGCTCTCCAAGAATGGACCCTTCGCCGGAATCGAACCGGACAACTGGTCCATCAAATTTGTCCCCCTATGGCAAAATACCGAAGAACAAGAAGCCATCGTCAGAAAAATCGTCGCGGAAACCGACGCCATTTATCTCGACAGAGGAGTTCTTGACCCTGCTGAGGTGGCTGTTTCTCGTTTCGGTGGCAACCGTTGGTCTATGAATACTGAAGTGGATCTTGAAGGCCGTAAAAACGGTTTTGATCCAGAAGAAGTGGCTGAATTAGAAAAAGAGAAAAAAGCGCAGGAAACCCCTCCTCCAGGCATTGGGCCTGATTTTATGCCTACAGGAATCAGATATCGCTCACCGGTATAACCATGGTTTCTATTGATCAGCTTGCTAAAATTCAACAGAGGCGCATGGGGAAGCTTCAAACAGCAAAGATGAAAAAACCTCCTAAATGGCATCCACCATCTTCTCAAGAAAGAGAATATATGAGAGTGCTTTTCTCTTTAACAAACGAATTAAAAAACCTCATCAAAGAAATCATTATTCCAGCACTCCCCTCTCTGATTTTAGAAGTGGAACAGCTCTATCCAACATCTCCGGCAAGGGGCGATGATTTTTCTGATGCATTAAAAAGATTGATAAATTCTGTAATACACGCTATAAAGGGTAAAGTTGAAGAAACCATAGCGGAATCAAAAATAATTGGCGTACAAGTCGCCAGATACAATAAAAGGCAGTTCGATAGAATCAATAATTCCGTTTTCGGTATTGATATTTTTATCGACCAGCCTTGGCTTCAAGACCAGTTAAAATTGTTCGGAAGCCAAAATGCTCAATTAATCCGCTCTCTTCCAGCACAAGAACTCGAACAGGTCGCACAGATCATCGAGAGAGGCTTGCAGGAAGGAAGCAGATTTCACTCAATGACTCAATCAATCCAAGAAAGATTCGGAATTACTAGACGGCGCGCGAAATTAATCGCGAGAGATCAGACATCTAAATTGAATGCGAGCCTAACAAAACTTAGGCAGCAAGAATTGGGTGTCGAGGAATACATCTGGCAAACGGCAGGCGATGAAAGAGTTCGTCCTACCCACAAAGCCCATGATGGTAAGAAATTTCGTTGGGACAATCCCCCGAAAGATTCTGGGCATCCGGGAACTGACATCAATTGCCGATGTGTCGCTGTTCCAGTTTTAGAAGGACTCTTAGATATCTAGACTCAACCAATCATCTATCCAACCAATAAGATTTCCAGCTACCCAACCATCCAGCTAGCCAGTTAACCAACTTATTCGAATTGAAAAAGTTGTGATTTTAATATTTTGATTTTTGGGTAGAGAAATGAAATTAAATGATGTTGCTCGTTTCGATAGAGGACAAGTCAAAGGCGATGCCTTCATTACAGATGAAGGGTACATCAAAGCCAATGCCATAGTCACCCGCACGGGTGTTTTTCTCTATAAAAACCCAGATGGAACTATTCGCAAAGAACTGCGTCATCCCGACGAAGTTTTCAAAACAGACAGCCTGGACAGCATGAAAATGATTCCTGTGACAAATGGGCATCCTCAAGAACGCCTTGTCTCGGCAGAAAACGCCAAGCGTCTTGCCATTGGCTATACAGGGGAAACAATTACCCAAGACGGTGAGTTCGTTCTTTCAAATTTAGTTATTACAGATCTTGCGAGTGTTAAAGACGTTACCGACAAGAACCGTAGAGAACTGTCTCTTGGTTACACCGTCGATCTCATCCCGGAAGAAGGAAGCTACAACGGCCAGCCTTATAACTTCCGTCAATCCAATATCAAATACAACCACTTAAGCATTGTTGACAATGCCAGAGCAGGCAGCGAGGCAAGAATCGCATTAGATAGTTTCGATGCAGAAGAAATCTTAATAGAGGAGGCCAATATGGCTAAAAGGAAAGTCAAAATTGACGATGACGAGATTTTGATGGAGGACAATGTAGCTAATCAAGTTGAGCAGCTGCTTGCCCGCATCGCAAATCTCGAAGCAGAAAATAGCAGGATAGCTGAAGAAAAAGACAAGCTGTCCGCTGAACTCAACTCAATAAAAAATGGGGATGTCGACCTCGAAGAAGAGGAAGACGAGGGGGAGGAAAAGGAAGAAAAAGAAGTGGGTTACATGTCTAAGGAAAATCCTTATGCAACCCATGAAACTCCTGTGAAAGCTCCCAATGGTGAACGCGTTCCCATGAAGCCTCAGGACAAGGAGAAAAGAGAGAATGACAAATACAACAACATGGACGCTGCATTTATCAGATCTCTCGTTAGAGAAAGGGTCAAGCTGCAAAAAGTTGCAGAAAGCGTCCTGGACTCTAAAGCCTTGGCCAGAATTGATGATATGTCCGACTTGGAAATCAAGAAGGAAGTCATCAGAGCCCGCCAAAAAAACGCAAATTTAGACGGGAAGACTGCTGTTTATATCCAAGCGAGATTCGATGCTCTACTTGAAGATATGACTCCTGTTTCATCCCAAGTCATTGCAACCCCAGTCGAATACAGAACTAAACTCGATCAGCAGCCTGTCGATTCTTCCATGGCTCGCCAAGCGATGATCGACAAGATGAAAAATGGTTTCAAGCCCGGAGGTAAAATACCATGCCACAACTAAGCTATCCCTTTTTAATGGATGTCGGGAGCGTAGGTCTTTTAGCCGATTCCGGCTTTAAAAACGTCCTTTCTCCTATAGCATTTGAGAATTTTAACGTGGGTCTCGGACTTGCGAAAGTAATTGGTCAAGATTACATCGTACGCCTTCCTCAGTCCAACCTATCGACAATTGTCCTAAGTGCAGACTTGGTCACATCCAATGTGATTAACGTAAGTGTAAATGGGATAGCACTAGCACCCATTACATTTGCAACTTCACACCTGGCAACAATGAACACTATTGCTGCTGCTATTTTAGCTCAACCAAATATTGCTTCAGCGATAGTTGGAGGGGCAAACAATAGAACAATAACTGTTACGGCAACAGAAAGTAAAATTGCTATTGTTAACTCATTTGTAGTGACTCTTGGTGCATCGCAAGCCACAGCAACCATCACGAATACTACTCAAGATACCTTCTATGGAGTTGGTGCGAGAACTCAAAATAAACCGAATCCTTTGAATACTCTTGGGTCATTTGGAAATCCGATTTATTTCCAAGGAGATTGCGTATCTCTGCTTACCAGAGGTCGTGTCTATGTAGCAGCAGAACAGAACCTAACAAGCGATAGCCCAGTTTACTGGAGATTTGCCGCCAATGGTCTTCTGCTTCCTGGTGGATTCCGTGCGGATTCAGACGGAGGCCGCGCTATTGCGCTTCCAGCTGCAAGGTACACTGTTGGAGCTACAGCTGGTGCTGTTGCAACGTTAGAAATCAACTTGCCGAACTAAGGAGAAGGTAAAATGGATAAAATTGTTACTGTTAATCTCGACTCGGCAGAGACTGCTTTCTTTGCTCGTGAGCTCGAGTACATAAAATCAAAGTCGTACGACATTGAGTTCCCTCCACTCAAAGCGATCAAGCTAATTCCTGTTAGCACAGAAGCTGGTGCGGGTGCGGAATCGATCACTTACCAATCGTTTGAAGAAACCGGTCTCGCTCGAATCATTTCGAGCTATGCCGATGACTTCCCTCGTTGCGATATCCGCGGTAAGGAATTCATCACTCCAGTGAAATCTATTGGAGCTAGCTATGGTTATTCGATGCAAGAGATTAGAGCTGCGATGTTTGTAGGGCGAAGCCTCACACAACGTCAAGCCAACGCCACTCGAAGAGCTAATGATCAAAAGGTGAACAGGCTTGCTTGGTTTGGAGATAATGCCTCCAATATCCTCGGTCTAACTAATAACCCAAATATCCCAGCAGCATCCGTTCCTGCCGATGGTACCGGAGCTTCTACTCTTTGGGTTAATAAAACACCCGATCAAATTTTGCGCGATATGAACCAATTATCAAACGGTATTGTAGGCCTCACAAATGGGGTTGAAATGCCTAATACATTGATTCTTCCTATCGACCAATACACTTTGATCTCTTCAACTCCTCGTTCCGCTAACAGCGACACGACGATTTTAGAGTATTTCATTCAGAACAATCCTTTCATCACAACTGTGGACTGGGTTCCTGAATTGAAGGGTGCTGGTCCTGGCGGCGTTGACATCATGATCGCTTATGAGAAGAACCCTGATAAGCTCACGATGGAGATTCCAATGCCATTTACTCAATATCCGCCTCAAGAACGCGGTCTTGAGTTCATCATCAACTGCGAATCTCGATATGGCGGGATCATCATCTATTACCCGCTTTCATTGTCTATCGGGGAGGGAATCTAATGGCTCTAGTCAAGTACAACGGTAAAAACGTCTACTATTGTAACTTCACCAGCCGCCTGATGCCAGGGATCAATGAGATTCCGGAGGGCGAACTCAAAGCCCTCCTCCTTCACCCTTTATTTCAACACAGGGTCGAAGAAGGGATCATCGTGATTATTCCCGAATCTTCAGACAAGGAAGCGGATGGCAAGAAGTCGGTTAAGGAGATGATGAAACTCATCCCTCAAATTTATGACCACGCCTATCTGACTCGAATTATCGATGAAGATGGTCGTGACAAAGTCGTAGATGCAGCTAAAAAACAGCTTCATAAAATTTCTCATCAAGCGGAGGAAGAGGAAAATGAGCATTTCGGATCCAATACCAAGTCAAACGATAATTGATACGTTATTCGTTATTGCACCGCAGTTCTATACGACCGATCCAACGAAGTTGGCTAACTACAATACCATGATTGGTTTGTTGAGATGCCAAGTCAATGAACAGGTCTTATCTTGCTGCGGCGTGCTAGCCTACGTCTATCTTTTGGCTCATTGGCTTCAATTGCAAACCAGTCCTCAAACAGGAGTGGCTACTAATCTCAGCGAAGGAGAACTGTCCATTGGGCTTGCAATCTCGCCCGATTCCTCCATCCTGAATGCCACCCAATATGGCAGGTTGTACAAAGATTTGATCAAACGAACCGTCATCGGTTCAACTGTAACGAATTTACCCCCTAATTTTGCGGTGATCAATGCGTGCTGTTGTCAAGGATAAGGATCTAGGATTTGATGAAATCCAACGGCAAATTGCTTTGCTCGATGGCTCCTACGTCAATGTCGGTTTTCAAGAGGGAACCGCCACAAAGACACAGGTAAAAGGACAGCGGAAGCAAACTGCTGGACTTTCAATTCCTCAAATAGCAGCTGGGAATGAATTCGGGACGAATATTCCAGCCAGACCCTTTATGTCTACAAGCTTCGATGAGAACAAGGCATTAATAAACAAGGCGATACAAGGCGAATACACTAAAATTTTGGACGGTAAAAGAACAGCAGAAAAATCCTTAGGATTGATAGGACAGCTAATGACAAAACTAATTGTTCAAAAAATCCGTGCAATTGTTTCCCCTCCCAACTCTCCAAGGACTATCGCTATTAAGAAGAGCTCCAAACCTTTAATTGACTTCGGTCAGATGGTGCAGTCAGTGCGCTATAAGGTGGTACTCAAATGACATCGCCATTTGAAATCTTTCGCTCTCCAGTAATACTTCGTCGCTTTCAAAGCGGAGGTTATACGAATGGACGCTGGATTGATGGCGCTTACACAGATACACAAATAACTTCCAGCATCCAGCCTATGAAGGGTGAAGAAATGCAGGAGCTGCCAGAGGCAAGAAGAGATTCAGAAGGTTATAAGCTTTTTACCTCAACCCTCATTAACACTGTCACGAGTGTAAATCCCGACCTAGTTCTTTTCTTCGGGAAAACTTTTGAAGTAGTTCAGGTTTTTCCATGGCAAAACGCACCGGCAATGGGGTTGGTAAACCATTATAAATACTTAGTTTTAAGGCTCGAAGGACAATAAAAAGGAATTGAAAAACCATGAAAGCAAAAATTATTTCAGACACTTCTTTTATGACGTTAGAAGAAAGGCTCAATAACTTCCTCAATGAAGTGACAGCCAACGCATGGAAGTTATTCGATGTCAAATATGACACCTATTATCAGCAAGGCTTCGAGCTTCATTCTGTTCTCGTTTTGTATGGAGTAGAAGATGCCGCTTAATTTTGAGACGATAAAGACAAATCTATATAGCTGGGCAACGGCAAATAGTGGGGGTGCTTCTGTCATTTTTCTGAATGAAAATGCCCCTCGACCAGCCCAGCCATATGTGACTTTATTCCTCTCAAGCTTAAATCAGATAGGCGAAGACTATACCCCAGAAGCTGATGTCAATGGATTAGTTGACATGGTTGGTGATAGAGAATTCACTTTGCAAATTCAGACTTATGGAGGCGATTGCATTACTCGCCTAGAGAATTTAAGAAGTAGCCTACAAATGCAAACTGTATTGGACACTTTAAGAGCCATTGGCATTGTCTTCGTGAATCATTTCGCTATTAGCGATGTCACAGAACTTCTCGATTCAAGATTTGAGAAACGAGCGGTTATGGATGTCCTCTTTAGAATAGGCCAAGACTACACTGATAACTTGGGTCTCATACAAACAGTTCAGGTTGAAGAAATTTATCAAGATGCTGGCGGAAGCGTGGTCTATGATCACACTATCACAATACCCTAGGAGGAGTTATGCCATTAAGCGATATCGTAAACGTCCAGATTACTAGAGATACACAAACAGTCTCAGAGGCTGGATTTGGCACTCTAATGATCTTAGGAACTCACAAACGGTTTGATGACCGTATCAGATTTTATACGAGTCTTTCCGGAGTTGCCGCAGATTTTGAATCGACAGATTTGGAATATATTGCTGCTCAAGAGGCTTTCAGCCAAGCTTTAAGTCCACAGCAAATAGCTATTGGGCGAAGAACAGTAAATAATGCGAGCGTTTTTGTTGAAACCGCAATGGCTCCATTCAATTATACTGTCACAATTGACGGGACAAGCGCTACGATTCCTTCAGCTCCTACGGCTCAAGAATCTCATGTGGTTATGAGCGGAAACTTTGTTGCGAGTAATTCGATTGCTATTACTTTAAACGGCACTCCCCTAACTCCAATTGTTTTCTCAGTGGATCAAGCCACTACAATGGGCTTAGTAGTAGCAGCCTTAGAAGCAAATGCTGCAGTAGAATCAGCGACTCTTAGCGGAAGTAATCTAATTTTGGATGTGAGAGGCAAGCCTAATACCAATGCCATTATCAATAGTTTCGTTGTCACTTTAGGCGCAAGTCAACCGACTGCTGTTATCACAAATCCTTTACAGCCAGTTTCTAATTTAACAATTGCCAATTCATTGGTTACTGCTATTAACGCAGAAATCACAGGGGTAACAGCAAGCGAGCCTGTCGTACCAGATGGCACTATTAACTTAGTGGCCGACGTTCCCGGTGTTCCCTATACCTTATCGGTTAGTACGGACATTGTGAACCCAGATCAAGCGGTGGTAACGGTGACTCAAGTTGAACCCAATACAGATTATGTTGTGACGATCAACGGAGTTCCTTTTACTTATAGAAGTGCTAATGAAGTTCAATCCAATGAAGAAATTGCAGCTGGTTTAGTTACCATCATTGCTGCACAAACTCAAGTTCCAGTCGGGGTTTCGGATAATTTGGATGGAAGTTTTGAATTATTTGCTCAAGTTCAAGGCACTGGATTTATTCTTTCAGTCTCCGAAGGAATTCTAAGTAAAGAATTTGGATTGGTTATTCAGCCTTTTGTAGCTTCTGATCCTGTAGTTGACGATTTGACTGCTATCCAAGCTGTAGACGACACCTGGTATGCTTTAGCTATGACAGATAGAACTTCTGCTACCGTTCTAGCTGTAGCTGCTTGGACAGAAGCCGTGATTAAGATTTTCGGAACAGCTTCGGCGGATCCTAATATCATCAATCAAGCTATGGGAGTTGATACAACTTCGGTAGCTGCTAAATGCAATCAATTTGGCTATGTAAGAACGTTTGTTCTCTACCATCAAGATGCAAACAGCGATTTCCCCGAATGCGCTTGGTTTGGCGGTGTTCTTCCTTTAGAGCCTGGTTCAGAAACTTGGAAATTCAAACGATTGAATTCAATCGCCTATTCTAATTTAACAAGCACCCAATCCCAAAATGCTAGAAATAAAAAAGCCAATACTTATGAGTTTATCGGAGGAGTTGGAATCACACGAGAAGGAACCATGGCCCAAGGGGAATTCATCGATATCGTGCGAGGAATTGACTGGCTAACTTCAAGGATCCAAGAATTCGTCTACTCAGTTTTGGTTAACAATCCTAAAGTTCCCTACACGGACGCAGGGATCACAGCGATAGAAGCCCAAGTGAAAAGGGCTTTACAACTAGGAATCAGCAATAATTTTATTGCCAGTGACCCGGCTCCGATTGTGACAGTTCCAAAAGCTGCAGACGTTCCTACAATCGATAAGACTAATCGAATTTTGAAAAACGTGAAATTTCAGGCGACTTTGGCTGGAGCTATCCATGCTGTGAATATCACTGGAACAGTCACCGTTTAAATACTTAGGAGATAATTATGTCAGTAAGAACCTATGACCCTAAGCAGGTCATCATTACAGTAGGTGGGATTCCTATGAGCGGCTTCGCTGATGGAACTTTCTTAACAGTTGATAGAGATGACGATCAATGGACGAAAGTTACAGGGGCAGACGGTACAAGCACACGTATTAAAAGCAACAATCGTTCCGGAAGCATGACGATAACCTTAAAACAATCAAGCCCTAGCAATGATGTCCTTTCAGGATTTGCTAATGTTGATGAGTTAACCAATGCAGGCGTAGTGCCTATCTTGATCAAAGACTTGAGCGGAAATTCTCTTTATTTCAGTGCTACTGGTTGGGTGAAGAAATATCCATCTTCTGAATTTGGTAAAGATTTAGCTAATCGCGATTGGGTTCTTGATCTAGTTGATCTGGATGTCTTTGTCGGCAGCAATGGAGTAAACGTCTAATGATTGAAACACGAGAAAAACACATCAATGGATCAGTTTATAGCTGTACTCAGTTACCAGCCAGAAGAGCTTTGAGGATGAAAGCAAAACTTCTGCGAATATTTGGACCCGCTTTGGCCCAATTATTCCTTCCGGGAGGCAAAGATCAAAGCATGGCCGGACTTCCTTTTTCAAAAGGAGAAGCCGTCAAAGCTATTGAATCCTTAATGTCTCAATTGGATGACAAAACATTTGAAAGTTTAGTCCTTGAGCTATGCCAAGGAGTCAGAAAAGAGGGAATGGAATTAACCGATTCTGTAATAGATGTTGAATTTGCAGGAGATCTACCCACTTTGATGCAGGTTTTGGCTTTCGTCGTGGATTGCAATTTCGGTTCTTTTTTTGGGGAGAGCGGTATTGGAGGCCTATTCAAGGAAGCAACACCGATGCCGCAGAATCGTCAGCCAGATACGAGAAAAACCTCCATACGGAATTAAAAGATGAATTCCTTCTCTGGCGATTAGTATTGGAAGGAATAGCTTCTTTAGAGGAAATCGAGCGCACATGGAATCTAGATGATCTGTTGAGGGCAAATGCTTTGCTGGATATGCGACTCGACCTGATGGAAGAATCTAAAAGGAAAAGGTCGAAGAAATGACAGTCGTTAGAGAATTAGTCACTAGATTAGGTTTTCAAGTCGATCAAAGAGGCGTTGAGCAATTTAATCGCACAATCATCGGTTTTAAAACAAAATTTGCCATTGCAGCAACAGCTGCAACTGCATTTGTTGCAAAAACCCTAGACTTTTTCAATGACATTGCAAACGCTACATTAGATGCCAATGATCTTGCGAAGAGCATAGGCATTTCATTCGAAGAATTTATTAAGCTAAGAAGAGCTGCCGAAGAGTTTAGAATTGATCCAAGTAATTTTGATGCTGCCCTTTCAAGTTTGAATAAAATGCTTCAAGATGCTCAATGGGGAATGGGGCAGCTTCAAGAAATCGCTTATTACACAGGGATAGAAATTAGAGATAATTTCACTGGTGAATTGAAGAATGCTAATCAATTATTTATCGACATCCTCAAGCATATCAATACTCTTAGCAATGATCGAGATAAATTAAAGGTTGCTGTCGCTTTCTTCGGTGAAAAAGACGCCCAGAAATATATAGATTTTGCCAAGGCAGCAGGCGATAGCATTGGATTGCTGACAGAAAAACATACCGAATATGCTAAGGCCTTGAAAGATGGAATCCCAAGTCTAAGCCAATATTCTCGAAATCTAGCGGTTTTTAAAAATCAGCTAACACAACTGACAGAAGTTTTCGTAGTTAAGCTCTTGCCTGCCATCACTGAGGCTCTTGGAATATTCACCCAAATTTTAAATGGAGATGCTTTTAAAGGCTTTGGAGTGATTGCAGATGTCTTTTCCACAGAAGGAATTAAGGGGGGATTTTCATTTATTGCGGATGCGATCAATGAGCAAGTCGCCAAATTATTCGGTGGTGAAACTCTTAACATGGTTAAAAGGAAAGCAGCTGAAGAAGATGCCTTCTTTTTCAATGCCTTAATAGAGCAGCAAAAACTAGGAAAACTACCTGCTAATTTTAATATCAATACCAAAGTCGATATGCAAATTCCACCTGGCACAACTGAACAACAACAAACTGCGATTAAGCAATCTTTTGATGAAGCCTTTGACAATGCCTTCATAGATAAGATTCGAGAAATTTATAACAACAATCCGCAGGTGGAATAATGGTATTATCTCTACTCTTTGGAAAGAAATATCCAAGCCCCAAAGTTGGATCGATTGATCTTGATGTTACCATTCGTGAAGAGCATCGGTTTGCTTCGCGTGTAACGAATTACCCGATTGAAGATGGTACAATCCTATCGGATCACATTATCAACGAACCAGACATATTGGTATTGGTTGGGCTTGTTACAGATACCCCCTTAAGTGTTTTCGCTCCTTTCAACCGTTCAATTGATGCGTTTAACCGCCTGATTGCCCTTCATCAATCAAGGCAACCAGTGACAGTGGTCACAGGATTGAAAGTTTATCAAAACATGGCCATCACAGTTTTAGATGTCCCAAGAGACATGAAAACAGGGCAATCCTTAACGTTTACCATCGAACTACAAAGGCTTGTCATAGATACCAGCGTTAGATTGCAGCTCGATCAAGGAAACGTATTTGGAGGAGTACAGAATAAGATACCCAGAGACATTGTGGCTTCAAATGCTAATTATCCCCTCATTCAAAACGATCCTATTAACAGCTTAAAAGATCAGGCGTCGAGTGGAATTAATGTTGGAGTCCAGTCCTTAATTCCTGTTCAACCGACTATTCTTCCCAATGTTTTGGCTAGCAAGAATCTAATTCTAGGGGTGGCATAATGCAGATCATACCTTTTAAAGAACCAGCCCAATGGCAAGAACAGATCGAATTGGACAGCCAAACCTTTGTTTTATCCTTCAGATGGAACGCCATGAATGAATATTGGGTTATGGACATTTTAACTCGTGATTTAGTGCCTATCATTCTAGGGATAAAAGTAGTGTCTAACTACGATTTGACCGCTCAATTTGTCAATGATGGGAAGCCACGGGGGGAAATTGTTTGTCAAAATATCATTGGAGGAGAAGGAAAAATTCAACGGTTAGACATGGGCGAAGTGACTGAACTCATCTATTACACTCTTGGGGAGTTCGTTTAAATGGCAAGATTTGATCGAATGGCATCTGTAGAAGTCGGGCTTAGAAATGATACTTTCAATGGTTATATTGGAACGATCAAACTCTCAGCTTTACGTATTTCTTTCTCGATACAAAAGAATTTAGCCTGGTCAACCAATACCGCTTCTGTCAAAATTTGGAATCTCAGCCAAGAAAATAGAAACAGGATTAAGGATTATGGAGACCAAGTTATATTGTCCGCAGGATATAGGCAAGATGCAGGTGAGCAACTCCTTTTCATTGGTAACACCACTCAAGTCAGCCATGCCTACGATCAGCCAGAAATCGTCACTACCCTTGATTGTGGAGATGGAGAAAGAGTTCTTAATCAGAAGTCTATTACCGTTAGCTTCAAGGAAAAGGTCCCAGTGCGTCAGGTTGTCCAGACAATCGCCGATCAACTTGGGCTATCTATTTCTGAGTTTACTGCTACTGACAACGTTGTTTATGAGCAAGGATTTGAATATGCTGGAATGGGTAAAAATGCCCTAGACAAAGCAGTTTTAAGACTTGGTTTAAGATGGAGCGTCCAAAATGGAAAGCTTCAAATCATTCCTCAATATGGTACCACCTCAAAGCCTGCGATAGAAATTAATGCCGATACGGGCATGATTGGCATTCCTCAACGTTATACAGATAAAAGAGCGGCTGTTTATTTGGATGGCCCTCGCACTGGTTACATTGTTCAAACTACCCTTCGACCAGATATTCTCCCAGGCGATAGACTCAATATTAAATCAGAACGCATCGGACTTAATGGCCCTTACGCTGTTTTTTCTATTAAACACGAAGGTGATCTATTTGGTCCAAATTGGCGATCAATAATGGAAGTGATTTTAGTATGAAGGCAGAACGTTTAGAAGATTTAGGAAGAATAAGAGAAAAACTCGACCAGTTACTAAATATTGAATTTTGTGGCTGGGGCGATCAATATAAAAGGGATCAGTTTGTAAATCATTATTTAAATAACGATGATGGCTTAGAAGAATTAGGTTGGGCTTTATCAAAAGTCCGCGATGGACTCCTTGATTGTTTAACAATAGCACAGGGTGATGAAGAATGACAACGATCACTGATGCTTTAAGACAAGCAATTCAATTTCAGCTTTATGATGTCCATACCGCTTTGCCTGGCGTCATTGTTTCTTATGACTATACGAAGCAAAAAGCTGAAGTCCAACCGGCATTGAAAAAGAGTTATTTAGATGGGACTACATTGGATTTGCCTATTTTAAGTAATGTCCCAGTAATTTTTCCAAAAGCAGGCGGTGCTAGTTTGACTTTTCCAGTTGTTCAAGGTGACACCTGCTTGCTTTTGTTTATTGAAAGGAGTACAGATCTTTGGAAATCAGTAGGAGGCAATGTAGCACCCAACGATCCAAGGAAATTCGACCTATCCGATGCTATTGCAATCATGGGGCTTTTTCCTTTTACAGAAAATTCTTTAGCTGAGAACAACTCGGACGTGCTTTTAACTTATAAAAGCTCTAATATAAGAATCAAAGAAAGTGGTGACATTCAAATTGAAACTGCTGGTAAAGTAGCGATCGGGAACACCTCTACAGAGGTTCTCGATATTGTCAGTAAAATACTAGGAATTTTGACAACCTCGGTGACAACCGCAGTTGGAAACCCAATATTCCAAGGCACAGTGCCGACATACGCCACATTGAAAGCATCTATAGATGCTCTTAAGGGTACAATCCCTTAAAAATTACTCAAGTATCCAATAGCCTTAATTAACTCAAATACCCATCTGTAAACGTATTAGGAAACGTTTTTGAGTTAACGAGGCTTCATGAAAGATATAGCGCTAGACACAACAACTGGCGATTTACTCTTACAAGATTTTGACTTGCAATTCGTTGAGGATCAAGACCAGATCGCTCAAAATCTAGCCATTCGCTTGCGCTTTATTTTGGGAGAATGGTTCTTAGATATCACTGCAGGCGTTTCCTATTATCAAGATTTTTTCATCAAATCCCCCAATCAAATTCGAATGGAAAGTGTTCTCAAACAAGAGATTCTTTCTACTCGAGGCGTAAACCAAATTCTCAGTTTCTCAAGTAATTTTGACGATACACGGCGTATTTATTCCGTGACTTTCTCTGTGGACACTGTCCAAGGGCAAATCACGATAACGCAGGAATTACTAACATGACATTTGGTTTAACCGCTCAGGGATTTAAAGCTAAACGATTAGTCGATATTCAAACTGATTTAGAAAATCAGCTGCTCGCAGAATTTGGCGATATCAACTTAGATCCGCAATCTATATTTGGCCAGCAAATCGGAGTATTTTCAAAGGTTTTAGCCGATCTGTGGGAAAATATGGAAGATGTTTACTTCAGCCAATATCCCAACTCAGCTGAGGGAATTAGCTTAGATAACGTCGTTCAATTTAATGGCATTACACGCCTAGCAGCTCAACAAACGAGAGTAACTGGCGTATGTGTTGGATTAGAAGGAACACTGATAAATCAAGGCGCACTTGCTAGAATTCCCGATACTGGAGCCGTGTTCTTTGCTAGAGAAAACACAATTATCACTCGAACTCAAGCAGCGGCAGCGACTCTTCAAGTGATTGCACTGGCAGCTCAACCTTATACCGCATTAATCAATAATCAAGCCTTTAGCTATTCATTACCAGTTATCACTTTCACAGGAAGCTTCGTTGCTTCTAACTCTATCGTAGTTACTTTGAATGGCGTGGCCTTAGGCGCAGTCCCTTTCACTACAAATAGCGCACTCACAAACGCAGCCATTGCCGCAATGATTGCCACCTCTCCAGCGGTTTTCTCTGTAGGAACTCCAGCTGGTAATATAATAACTATTATTCCAAATGCTGGATTCAATGTCATAATTAATTCAATTGTGATTACAGGCGGAGTAAGTCAGCCAACTTATGCCATAACCTATCAGATTCCTGGATCAAACAATTTATTAACGGCAGCTTTGACCTCCGTCATTAATGCAGGCACTCAACCTGTGACGGCCATAGATAATATGGACGGAACCATTACCGTAAATGCCGATGATACAGATGTCCCTTTTTCCATTGCTGTTGGAACAAATTTAAATATCACAGCACAAGCTACCCCTGTTGTTTTCTTATCTCAGGATTTTGGTCCAATTGTCGCCCCTATTAATACTTTGACCGAAATCCTAACTCCTATTTCTGGTTGGATATCAATAAATAATCCAAAAGCTGGATTAACAGGCCGTCTTATCGAAACAGACGCAGAATTAAGAATTCGTCGAAATAATTCCTTACGATTATTAGGTGCTGGAACCGTCGAATCAATTAGAGCTAGATTGCTTCAGCAAGTTCCCGGAGTCACTTCTGCTTTCGTTTTCGAGAATAGAGATTTGACTCAAGAACCTATTTTGATCGTATTAAACCAAGATTTAGTCTCAGGCAACACAATCGTAGTTGTCCTCAATGGAACGACCTTACCAACCGTCACCTTTGCTGTTTCTCATTTAGCCACAATGAACGTGATTGCAGCCTTAATTCAAAATCAACCTGAAGTTGTAACGGCAACCGTTGGTGGAACTGCCAATAGAACGATCACGATGAACATGGCTAGCGCTATCGAAGTGATTATGATTCCTAATGACTTTACCGTTAGTGGAGGGGCTTCACAAGCAACGGCGGTTATTAAAGGGGGAAGATTTCCAAAAAGTTTTGAAGCTGTCGTACAAGGAGGCACTGATGCTGACGTCGCAAATAAAATCTGGACCACGAAACCAGCAGGTATCCAAACGTTCGGAAATACTGCGTTTACCATCACCGACTCACAAGGTGAATTCCAAGTCATCAATTTTAGCCGCCCCACCCCCATCTACATTTGGGTTACGGTTGCCTTAACTCTATATGCGGAAGAAGTGTTTCCGCCTAATGGCCAGGATTTAGTGGCGGCTGCCATTAATACATATGGATCTAACTTAGGTATAGGCGTAGACGTACTATTGCAACGTGTTCTTGCTCAGATTTTCAATGTTCCCGGCATTGCCAGCGGAGTGATGCAAATTGCATCCACAAATTTACCAGGTGATAGTCCCCTATTCGGCACGGCAGATATCAGCATCGCAGAAAACGAAGTTGCTATCTTTGATCTAACAAGAATAACGGTGACAGTATGATAAAGACCATTTTGCCGGCATCAACAAAATGGTCTACACGGCCGTTTGAGAGGTTGACATGGTTAGAATAACCAATCACGTTCAAAGAGCTATTGCCCTTTTAGCGGGTCAATTTCAACAAAGCCTTGTCGATGGAGAATATAGCCGTTTTCAAAGGCTTATTCGTGCCTTTGTTACCTCAATGCAAGAAATAGACAACGTCGATCAGGATTTGAAATTCGAACGTTCTTTGGAAACGTCGATTGGGGATCAGCTTGATGGGATTGGTCAAATTCTTGGACTCGCTCGTTTACCTGATGAATCCGATGAAGATTACAGAGAACGATTGAAATTTCAAATATTTATAAACAAGGCAAACGGAACTCCTGAAGAAGTGATTACCGTTCTCCAATTTCTCACTAAAGCGAATCAGATCCGTTATCATGAATATTATCCAGCTGCTTTTCAAATGTCTACCGATGGATTGGTTTTTCCAGTTCCTCCTGAACAACTCGTCACAGCTATTCAATCTGTCAGTCCAGCGGGCGTTCAATACACTCCAATTACTGCAACTTATGGCGTTCCGCTTCCTTTTGTATTTAGCGGTGACCCCATCGTGGATCTACTACTTGTCGCACCTAACGAAGCTGATCCATTTGATTTAGTAAACTTAGAAATAGACACAGGCGATCTTCTGGCTGTTCAAGCTGGCAGGGTGACTAATCCAGATTTCGGAGGAGGATTTGCCGAATTTGGAACTCCAATTGACACCACCGGGGCAGGTCAATTAACCGAAGTCATCATGTATAACGGCTCGCAGCCCCCAACACCTTAAGGAGTTAATAATGGTACTCAAACCTTCAATCTTACCAGAATGGGCTGAAAACGATGTCGTAGATCCAATATCTGGACAAAACAACGTGCTTGAACCGCCTACTGAAAAGAAATTGGAAGGTTGGGCTCGCTTAGAATTTCCTCCTCGCAATTGGTTTAACTGGTTATCCAGATACACCTATCGATGGCTTTCTTTCTTAAAACAGCAAGAAGAACAAGCTGTTTTGACAGATGGAAATGGGGTAGGTCTTTTCCCTTATGACAACGTTTTAATCACTCTAACTGCCGTCGATATTGCAAATCCCACTCGTTACATCTTTGCCATTGGAGCAAAAAAAACAGGATTAGCTCCTACTTTGACTGTTATTTCAAATAATACATTGACTCTTGGGGCTGGGACCTTAGCAGGGAACCAAATCGTAAACGGTGGAGCAGCTACCGATATTCTCGTTTGGGGCCAAACAAAAACCTACCCAACAGCGTAAAGGAGACTTATGTCAGTACAAATTCCAGGTTTGCCAGTCGCTTCGATTGCCAATGATGGAGATACAACCATCATTAGACAAGGGTTAACCGATAAACAGGTGACCGTTGATAAAGTTCGCTCTATTGACATTTCTCTTTTTCCTACCTTGCCTACTGGGCAAGCAGTAGCAAGTGATCTCTTTATGGTCAGACGCGCTTCCAATAATTATCAAATTCGATTTGATCAAGTGGGTTTGCCTGCAGGAACATTGTGTTGGTTTTATCAAAACGTGGCACCAGACGGATGGTTACCTATCAACTTTTTAGGAGATTGTGTTTTAGCTTTGCGAGGCGGTCTTTATGGCCCTGCAGGTAATACTGTAGCAGGAACTTGGCAACAGTCAGACGCTACTTTGAATATCAATCAAATCCCTAACCATACTCACAATATCATCTGTGGCAAGGATACTGACAACACAAAAATTACTCACGTGAAAGGAACTCGAAACGATAACCCTTCACCTCGTCCAAGAGCTCCAACGGAAGGAATCGCCGGAGCTGGCACAGACGTAAATACCAATCAATGTTTACCACACAATCACGGCGCTTCTTGGAGGCCGTTAGCAGTAGTAGGAATTTTATGCCAAAAACAAGCTTAACTAAATAGGTAACTCAATGGAATGCACTTCATGCGGTGAAAATTGTCCTTTCGTAAAGGCAAAGTTATGTTCTTCGGAAAAGGATTGTCCCAATTATCTGGAGTCCTGGTGGCAAGAAAATGGGCAGGGTCAACCAAAAATTATCAAAGATTGCGCGCCTAAGCGATTACTTATCCAGCAACAAACTGAAGTGAACCGCATTTTTGCACTCCAGCAGTCTATAGAAGAAATGAGAAACAGGTTTCTTATCCTCGAAAGCTCCCTGATACAACTCATTGCTCAAAGTCAAGAATACATCACCCAAGAAATCAAACTATTAGAATCCCCAAAGAAGACACCTAACAGACTCAAACCTGAATTAAAGCGTATAACGACGAGTTCTAAAAAAAACGAATAGCTTTCATGAAATTCGTTTAAAAAAATAACAAGAGGGATAGAAAAATGGCTCACAATTCATCAGTCAACCTAGATATCTCTAACCTATCGGTTGGATTTAGCATTGGTGGTGGTACCACCAAAAGAACTGTCACACATAATGGTAGTGGAGATTTCACTCTCACCAACCAATTTGCTGGTGCAGGCGTTTATACATTCCCAAATAGAGCAGCAGATACCTTAATAGGTTTTGCAGATTACACCGCGAAGGGGGTTATCCTTGTCGGCACAGGAGTAGGTACTTTTACCCCTTTGACTGTTGGAACAGATAATTTTGTTTTAACAGCCGACTCTTCTCAAACTTCAGGTATTAAATGGGCAGCTTCATCGGGTGGCAGTGGTGGTGTTACCTCCTGGGTAGACGTCACAGGCACTTCTCAAGCAATAGCTGTTAATACCGGCTATATCGCTGATAATGCCTCTTTATGCACTCTGACCCTTCCAACAACAGCAGCACAAGGAACAGTTTTCAGAATAGCTGGAAATGGTGCAGGTGGTTGGTTATTGGCACAAAACGCATCCCAAACAGTTAAATTTGGAAATGTGGCAACAACTGCTGGAGTTGGGGGAAGCCTAGCTTCGACAGATTCTGGAGATGCTTTAGAGTGCCTTTGCGTAGTTGCCAATACGACATGGAGAGTTCTAAGTTCAGTCGGAAACTTGACCGTCGTATAAACTCGTGTTTGAAATATTTTAAAGGAGAAATTGATGAGCAGTAGATATGCAGTCATAGATCAAAATAATGTGGTTACCAATGTCATTATGTGGGATGGAGTGACTCAATGGAAACCGCCAGCAGGTTACGTGGTAAAAGAAACCCAGGAAGCTGCAATGGGAGATATCTGGATGGAAAACTTACAGGATTATGTAAGACCTCTTTCTATTATGAAACCTCCTGAGGATGATACCAGCAAAGCTGAGAGAGAAGCCGCCTATAACGAAGCTAAAGCACGGTTAGCAGCAAGTATTTTATCTGTAAATTTACAAGGAGCGTTAGAGTCCTTCTAACGAATAAGGAGTACTTGTGGCCACAAATAATGCTATAAACGGTTCCATTAAGATCACAACTTATACTTCTAGTTCTGGAACATGGACAAAGGACTCTCGTACGAAGTGGATAGAAGTATTTTTATGGGGCGGAGGTGGTGGTGGAGCTTCCGGAAGAAAAGGAACTAGCGCTTCATCTTCCGGAGGTGGCGGTGGTGGTTCTGGAGGCTCAGGATATTTTGCAGCTCCTTCTTCATTTTTTGGATCCACAGAGTCTTATACAATTGGAGCTAGCGCTGGTGGAGCAGTAGCCCAAACCGTAGATGCGACAAATGGTAATAATGGAACTACCGGAGGTAATACAACATTTGGAAATATGATAGCTGTTGGTGGAGGTGCGGGCCAAGGCGGAGGAACTTCATCAGGTATCAATGGTGTCGGTGGAGGATTAAACACTTCGTATGCTATTTCCTCCGTTGTAACTAATCCTGGTGGTGCTGGAAGAAATACCGCAGGAGATACAACAGCAGCAGTAATTACTTTTTCACCTACAGGAGGTGGCGGTGGAGGCGGGGGCGATACTGTTACTGCAAGATCTGGAGGAGCTGGTGGTGCAATTACTAATTCAAATGGTGTTACTTACGTAGCCGGCGGAACCGCTGGCATAGAAACAGGCACGCTAAATGGAGGTAATGGAAATCCTTCTGTGACTAGTGGTGGGTTAATTTGTGGTGGTTCTGCTGGCGGAGGCGGGGGTGGGGCAAAAGCTGGAACGACAGGTGGAACTGGCGGAAATGGAGGTAATCCTGGAGGTGCTGGTGGTGGCGGAGGCGGTGGAATATCCGCACAAGCCAATTCAGGAGCTGGTGGTGCGGGCTCCGCTGGTAAAATAATAGTCATCGAGCACTTCTAAAAAGGGGTAAATATGGTTTTACGCAATAGTATAAATGGTTCAACTAAAGTCTCTACCTTTACTTCTTCTGGAACATGGACCAAGGACTCTCGTACCCAGTGGGTTGAAGTATTTTTATGGGGTGGAGGCGCTGGCGGGGGTTCTGGGAGAAAAGGATCTTCTACAGTATCTTCAGGTGGGGGAGGAGGAGGTTCTGGAGGAGCAGGATACTATACGATTCCTGCTTCTTTTTTTGGTGATACCGAATCATATTCAGTGGGAGCATCTGCAAATGGTGGTGTAGCACAAACCACAGATAACACAAACGGTAATGCTGGAACATCGGGGAATAATACAACATTTGGAAATTTGATAAGTGCTGGTGGAAATCCTGGAAATGCAGGGACAACTACTAACACTTCCGCTTCTTCTGGTGGTAATTTATTCACTGAATTTGCTCCTTCGATTGCTGCTAGCACGGGTACTGGTGGAACTATAGCTTCATCAACTAGCGTACAAGCAGTAGTAGGTAATATATTACCTACTGGAGGGGGCGGTGGTGGTGGCGGAGATACGGGCACTGCAAGATCTGGGGGATCCGGCGGTAATATTACAAATGCAAATTCTATTGTGAAGATAACCGGTGGGTCCGGAGGAATAGAAACAGGAACCCTAAACGGTGGTAATGGAAGTTCTGCTCTTACGACCGGAGGTTTAGTTAGTGGTGGTACTGGTGGTGGAGGCGGTGGCGGAGCAAAAGCTGGAACGACAGGAGGAATTGGCGGAAATGGAGGTTTCCCTGGTGGTGCCGGTAGTGGCGGTGGTGGCGGAATATCAGCTCAAGCCAATTCAGGAGCAGGTGGCATAGGTGCCGCCGGAAAAATAATTATTATTGAGCATTTTTAATCACATTGAGGTCTAGATGAAATAATAAATAATTAGACAAAACAAATTTATTGAAAAATTAAAGGTAACCAAATTTTTGGGAAATTATGCATTTTATAAAAAATCAGCAATTAAATTTATTTAATAAACTTAATTAAAAAACTGATTACTGAATAGTTGAAAACACCAACAGTCATTCAACTATATTATTTACAACTTTGTCTATAAATTAAATCCTAGGCCCTGTGAGGAGAAGAATTCATGGCAACAAACAATTCTGAGAATAATACGCTCTATAAAGCTAAAATTATTTCTTCAGCCACCGTCAACCAACCAACAGTGTCTAGTGATGTTTGGTATCAACTCTCTATAGCTACAAGTCGTTCTTACGCAATAGGAGTGGATTTTTCCGATTCTAATAGACTAAAAATCACCCATGCAGCAAGCGGAACGATTGATCCTTCCTCTGGAAGCACAATTTTAACAGCCGACCCCACAACAGGGAATATTTGGTTTTCTGGAATATCGTTTAATTCAGGAACAAACATCCTGTCAAATTTTTCAGAAGGCACATTCACCCCGACTTTGACTGGGGCAACCACAGCGGGCTCTGGGGTTTATTTTTTTCAATTTGGCTACTACCAACGAATAGGAAATACTTGCCATATTGTTTACAATTCATCCACCCAATCTAATTCTGGAACTGGACTAGTCAATATTGGAGGGCTTCCGTTCACAGTAAGGAATGATGGTTTAGGAGTAGGGCAGACAACTGCTGGTTTATATAGGGTGGTAACCAATCAATTGGTTGAAAGCATCCAAGCTCAAATCGCATCGACAGTATGCCGTGCCTATGCTTACAACGCAACTGCTCAAGATTCTGTAGCCGGCAATGTTGGTTATCAATTTATGATGAGTTATTTTATCTAGGAGAAAAAAAATGAACTACTATGAAGCTCAAGAATTTTTTAAAAGCATTTACCCTGGCAAGCAAATCTCGTTTGATTTCGATGCGAAATGTTACGGATCGTTAGAAATCGTTCACACTGATGGGTCGCCAAATATTTTACATCACATCGAATCAACTAAAATTTTAGTTTCTGTGGAAGGGATGGATCCTTTTTATACACCCATTGTTCCCCATCGAACATTAGTCACTTGGCAGGCTGTAAAAGGATTTATCAACTCTCACACAGATGTTGCAATCCCCCCTGCAAACCTAGAAACACTTGCTACTTTAAAAAATAATGCCGACCCTAATTATCAAGTTTGCTTAAATGAACATGCCTTAATGTCCGGGCTAACACCCGAACAAATAGACAGCAAAGTCATAAGTTATGATTTAAAAATGAAAGAAAAATTAGCGATAGCTTCAATCCAATAG